GCAAAGGCAGAGCATCTGTCGTTGCAGGCGTGGCGCTTGGGGCTAGAACCGCGTTCTTTGAATTACCAGTTGCAGTGTTACCAGTGTTGTTAATCATGGCCACGTTTTGGCCGATCATTGCACGAGCACCAGAAGCAACAGCAGTAGTAGCCGAGCAAACAACAGCAGAGAACACAGTGTCAGGATCGTCACAAACGATACCAACGATGTCGCCCGCAGCAGTACTTGCTGGGTAATACTGAGAGAACGTTTTCTGTTTGGTCAGCGGGTTGGTATACGAGCATCCCAAAAAGACACCAGCTACTGTACCCAGCGTACCAGTACTTACAGAAAGACGTTCCAAATTACCGCGAACCAAGCCCACGAGGTCACCATAGAAGATGTTCGTAGCGTAGTTGTTGATGATTGCGTATTCACGAGTAGAACCCGCAAATACTTGACCACCGATCAAGTTGATCGGCTTTAGGCCGTAGGGGGCCGAGACGATGGGATAAGCCATTTAAGACTCCTATAAAATTTAAGTACCTTTGCCAAAACTAGACGAGGACTTACGCTCTTGGAAGAGCGGCATCCGCGCATCGCTTTGACGCATGAAACTATTGTCTACAGCATCTGTCTGAGATTGCGTAACTTTAGCGAAATGGTTATTCCGCTGTTCAACAAACTCACTAGGTGTCTTGCAAAGCAATAATCCACCGACCTCAATGTTGTCTTTAAAACGACTATTGGGATCAGCTAACAGTCTAAATTTGGGTTGTTCTTCGACGGGAACTGGCTCCCAGCCTTCTCGGAGTTTGGCCGATAGGTTACGTGGGTCAGCATTGTTCATGGTCGAAACACGAATCCAGCGGTAACTATATCCGGGCTCTTTGTCTGGCTCGGGTAATAGTTCAGGTTGCATCCACTGCTTAGGACGCGCCTGTATTGCACGTGTTTCAAGTTCTCTTGCGAGACGATTTTGCGGTTCAGCCATTTCGGCCCTCCTTTACAAACTCCTTCACATACTGCTCTGGAGTGATGCCCAATTTTTTGATAAGGGCCATTTGGCTAGTCTTCAGCCTCACTTTTTGGGGTGATGTGCTTCGAGTCGCTGGAGCCACTACTGTTACAGATTTTGTCCTTGCAGGTTCACGGCTAGTTTGTTCATCATCCACTAAAGCCGCAGTTGTGCTGAAGGCTTCAGGAAATCGTTTGCGCATTGTTCTGTCCAACGCACCATAATATTCATCAGACCCAACTGGAACACCATTGTCTTTAAGTTCTTCGTGTAAACCCAAAGCGTATGCTGTCATCCCCCGATTGGAACCAAACCAACTGTTTCGCTCTTGCCACGAATCAGCTTTTGGATCGGCCCTACGAGTTTGTTGAGGCTCTTGTGTGCTTTGTACATCAAAATTTTCTTCTTGTAAAGAAGGCATTTTGAAATTTTTTGCCTGCATTAGCCGAATGTTGGCATTTTGCATCGCCTCTTGGGCTTCAACTAACCCGTCAGAGTCTCCTGCGTCATAGGCTTCCTTGTATGACTTCTTGGCCATGTCAAGTTGCATTTGTGCGGAATGCTGTACTGTAGAGACGTATTCCTTCTCACCAGTGGTCAGAATCTCACGGATACGCTTATTCTCATTCAGTAGCTTCTGGGCTACAGTCAAGGTTTCTTGTTGCTCACGCAAGGCCGCTTCTTTTTCACGGCGCTCATCGTGCCAAACCTTGCGCATTTGTTTGAGTTTTTCCTTGACGTTATCGTCGTATTGGTCAAGCTCATCCCTTTCCAACTCCTCAACAAGAGGTTTTGGCAATGGTTGACGACCACGATCTTCTGTCGGGGTATCGTCTTCAATTTCAATTTCAATCTCAGGAGCCGAGTTTTGTGAGGGTTTACCCTTACTTTCTACCTCGTCCGGAAATTTGTACTCTGTGTTGTCGTCTAAAGGCATCTTGTACTCCTTTTATTTACGCTTAATACCACGTGGGTCGTCTACAACGCCCTCGACGGTATCGTCATTGATGATGCGGAACTCACGGCCATGTATGACCAAACGAGAGCCGGAATAAGGCGCAACAAGTATGAAATCACCTTGCTTGCACCACGGGCCACTTGGGTAACGTGTGGAGTCTTTGTAGCAGTCTGGCCCCATATCCACAACAAATAAGACCGTTGTGAGGGTCTCTTCGTTACGCATGGTTTCGTCCGCTTTAATCAGCCCAACCTCGCTGTTCTCAAATTCTGATTCTGCCTCTGGGATGGCACACAGAATTCGATAGCCCGATGGGCGGGGCAGTTGTTTGCCTTTTTCCTCTGCGGTGGCAGTGAAGTTGTAGGCCCCCACAACTTGGGGATTGTTAGCGTCTGTAGCCAACAAAATGGAACTAGTCATCCAAAGTCTCCAATCTATCTGTTAGGTCTTTAATTACGGCGCATGCAGCTTCAAGACCACGTAACTGGCCACACACGTATTTGTATTCCTCAAAGTTTGCACAGTTCCCACGAGCGACGGCTTCTGTCAGCATCGCTGCGCGTTCGTTGTATTCCTTCAAGAGATACTCAAGAGTTTTGTCCATCATTGACCTTTCGTCGGTTTATTTTGTTGCCGCATCTGCATGCGCTCTTGCATGAGTCGTAGTTGTTCTTCATGACTCTTGTTGGAGAGTTGTTTCATGATGTCTACGCCTCTGTCCATCATGCGGCCTTCTTTATCCGCAGTCATCTGAACCGCTGTCTTCATGGCATCCATCCTGATGCGTTTGTCATCCGTATCGGTTTGTGCCCGAATGCGGTCGCGCTCAATCTGTTGCTGAGACGCCTTGAGTGCTGCATCCGCTTGATCTTTAGCAACCTTGCGCTGGTTCTCTTGCGCTTTAAGCTGAAGCTCTTGCTGTTGCATCTGCACCAGCGGGTCTTGCGCTTGTTGCTGTGCTTTCTGTCCTTGAACTTCTTGAGAATTCTTCTGCAACAACTGCTGCGCTGCTTGCGCCAGCATAGGAGACAGCCGCGCTTCGACTTCTGGATCCATATAGTTGTCGTCGCCTTCCTCGGTCTTCTCGGCTGGCAGAGGCATACCCAACTGCTGCTCAATCTGACGGCGATACTCAAAGCCTAAGTGCTCGTTGACGTGGGCCATCATGGCTTGCTGCATCATCTGAGCCTGCGGGTTGCCTTGCAATAACTGCTGAATCTTGGGGTCATGCATAGCAGCCATGTGCACAGTAATATGCGCCTGATGCTCTTGATGTAAGAACGCCTTGACTGGTTTCATCATCAGGACATTCTGGTTCTCAGTCACAGGATCGCGTGGCTTCTGGTCATCGTCCATCGGAACAAGTTTGTCAGCATCCTTAATACCCATGACCTCTAGCATCTGACGGTTCAACAGTGGCATGTTAAAAATCTGTGGAGACTGCTGTGCCATCTGGAACACGGCTTGCATCTGCACGATCTTCTGCGCCATAGTCGCAGCGTTCGGATCACTGACAGGGATGACCTCCACACTGTCGTAGTCAGACTTCTTAGCCTTGCGTGGGCCTTCTTCTGGCTCGTACTCGTAGTCAGGCGGTGTGTAGTCGGCAATGATCTCTTTCAACAGACCCAACTCTTGCTTCATCGAATAGTGGATGCGGGCTTGAATAGCCGACATGTTCTTCAATGTGCGCTCAAGAATAGCCAGCGTAGTGCCCACAGGTGCTTGCGCACTCATGTCACTCATGCTCAGGTCAGCCGTGTTAGCAAATCTGCGGCCTTCTTCAATGATCTGGCCCAGCAACGCCATCAAGGTCTGACTCGGTTCTTTGTATGGAAGCGGCAATAAGTTGTCCCGCAGTGTCCCAGACGGAACATCAACATCTCGCCACTCGCCGGGGGCGATAGGAGTGTCGTCACCTCTGACGCGCATGCCACGAGCTTTAAAGCCACCGGGCAAGTTAGACAGCGTACCCGCATCAACCAACTGACGAATGATGGATGTGCCTGACTTAGCAAACGCACCGATCAAGTGGATCAGACCAAACGCATAGAAGCCAAAGCCGGGGATGTAGAAATAGTGGACAAAGTGTTGACGTGGTTGATGCGTCTCATCATCTGGCTCCCAGTTGCGGCGGATAGCCAAAACTTCACTGGAGCCTTTCTCAATAGTCACGACGTATGGCAGCGCGATGCCCGTCTCTTTACCTTTTTCTTTGTGCTTAAACCCTTTGAGGTCTAAGTGCACGTGCATCTCAAGAATTTTGTAGCGGTCGTCCGTTGTCGCACGAAAGCCCATCTTCTCAGCAATTTTCTTCTCGATCTCGTCGAGAACATTCTCTGGATCACCAAGCTCCACGTCACGGTAAAAGCCACCGTGCTGGAGGCGACGAAGCTCGTTCTCGGTCTTGCGCATCACGTGGGTTACACGTTCTGCGGACGCCAAATCACTTGCGCCGTATGTCACAACCATATCTTCAGCAGGAACAAACAGCGACACCTGACGCTCTAAGTTAGGGTCGTAGTACACCTTCTTGAACGCATTGCCAGACAGACCCAGACCCCACAGCATGCGCTCATGCTCCGGCCTGTATTCTTTCATCACGTCCGTCAACTGGTAGTTCATGTCCTCTTGAACACGCACGGCTGATTCTTTCTTGGCGGCAGTCTCACGACCAATAATTTTTGTCTTGACAGGGCCAGCGGCGGGGAATGTTGCCATCATTGTTTCTGACTGAAAC